ACTTCTTGGCCCCGTGCGTGCGTGTCAATCGCTACGCTGAGCCGGTGGAGGAGAAACACAGGCGTGCAGAGGTGGAGACACATCTCGACGCCTTGGTCGGACGGTACAAGCGCCCACCGGCGCACGTGACTGCGTGGAAGATCAGCAGAGGGTACCTCTTGGTGGGGACCCTAATCGCCGCATTGCTCATAGCGGGCGGCCTGACGGCAGCTTACGCCACCATGTCGGATCCTTTGCCCGGTCGCCCGCTTGCCCAAGCGGAGGCGCCCGTCCTTTGGGACGATTGGTGGACGGCTGCTGATGGCCCGCCCCCGGGAACACCCCCCGTTCCCCATGAGAGTGCACTCGAAATCATCAAGACCAACGATCGGACACCGGGTGGTGGTGTCTCTTTCCTTGGCACGTCGACCAACCGTACGGTGGTCGTGACCGTCAACTCCAGCGCCCACGGCTTAGGCCCTCTGGGTAACGAAGACTGGATAATTCGGCGCGCCACCCGATGGAGGCGGGGCACCTCGCCCCTGCCGTTTGGACGCGATGCGCGAGGTATTGCAAACCCAATGACAGGGCAAACAAACAACACTGCTGGCCAGCAGTATAATACAGGCCAACACCACCGCGTACAACGTTGGAACGAGCTGTGGTATGCGTTGTGTGGCAGGCGAGCCAAGCCCATCCATCGTTCTGGCAACCACAAAGGTGATGGACCAAAAACGTTGCCACTCGTTCCAAGCCCCACCGTCGTTTCACGTCTCGTTGCCAATCAAGCCCAACGCGCCCGAGAGCCTAAGACCAAGGCGGACCAAGAACGCCACAAGCTTGTTGCTGCCATGAACCGGCTCGCCGTCGCTGACAAGCGCATGGCACACGCTGCGCACGTCATTTCCGGCACGAACGTCGTGGTTGCCGCTAAGGAGAAACGCGCGGCTGTTGCCGCTCTACGCAACGTGAGCGGTGGCAAAGGAAAGCGAGCTTTCAAAGTCGCTATCCCGCGCCCCACCGGCCACGGTGAAACCTTCGTGAGGGCAGCATCCACGGCCGCGCAAGGTTACTCGGCTGTCCACGGTCCCATCCCACGGTGCTACGTGCGTACGGAAACGCTGCCAAGTGGCGTGGTACGAGCAAGCTTCTGCCTGCAGTCGCACTACCTTACGGGTTCGACCGGCACGACTTTGGGTTTTTTCATGTCCAGTCCCGTCAATGCAGCAATCCGTTCTCTGGTTGCCTTGGGGCCGGGTACTTTTTACGACACGAACGTCGTTTCGACTGTCACGCAACTCACGCAGCTACCGTTTTCACAAAACCAATTGTGGAATTTGGCGCGTGGTTTTGCGCGATATCGTTACACCAAGTGTCGCATACATTACTCGCCGCTCGCCAGACCCATCATCGACACCACCACGCCCCCCATGTACGTTCACGCGTACTACCAGGACGGTGCCTTGGAGACCCTCAGCTTGTCCTATCAGAACGTCATCCCAGCGCAAACGGCGAAGATTTTCCCACCTTGGCAGGCTTGGACGCAGGACGTGGACGTGCGTGAGGATGCCGAGATGAAGCGCGTTCAGCCCTTGGGAACCGCAGTCACAGTCACCCCGCAGGACATGTTTCAGTACTCACAGACTGTGCTCTTCTGCTCCTCTGCGGTCAACGCGACCACTGATGTGCCGTACGTGGGTGTGTATTTCATCGAGGGCACCATTGAACTGGATGGAGCGTTGGCTCCGGGACCCGGCGCCGTCAGTCTGGAAGAGAACGCGCGTTTGCGTGCTCAGTTGGAGGCGCTTGGCGTCGCACCAACTGCCGAACCAGACGTGCCGTTGTTGCCGGACGAGATACACCGCGGTGCGAACCACAAGGGTGACGGACCACCGAAGAATGCGGCTGCCTCAGGTGGTCGCGCCTCGCAGTCCTTTGAGCGCGTGCAGCGCCCGGCCGCTTCTTGGCCTGACCGATCTCAAAAACTGCAGTCCAAAATAGAGACGCTAAGGAGCTCACCGGAAGGATCGTCGTACAGACTGTGTATTCCCGTCTGTAACGTCGGCTTTGCTTCGGGTGCCGCCATTGGCGCCTCCGCCTTGTCCACGTCCTTGGATGTAAACCGTGCGCTTTTCTCATTTGGACCTGGGTTCTCGGTCAATACCACCACGGGTGCCACGCTTTCGCCCGTGATGTGGTTGGCTCGTCAGTTTTCACAAGTGGCCAATTCCTTTGCGAGATGGCGCATGCGCCCGGGTAAAGGTGGACGCGGACACCTGAGGTTGACGTACCAGCCCACCTTGGGCACGGCCGCCAGCGCCCGCGCCTACGCTATGCGTTTTGTGAGGGACCCTGAGTCGCAGGTCGCCAATATGGCAGCTACTGGCGCGCGTCTACAACAGTTACTCGCTTCTGAGGACTCTGTCGTTTTCCCGTGCTGGCAAACGGCCACTTTGGACGTCAGCTTGCCTTGCGCCTGGCTTCGCAGCCAGTGCGTGGGCTCCAGCGATGAGGCTTCAATTTCCGAGTTCACCAACGGCAACATCAATATTTTCCAGATGTTCGCCTCTGCGGCTTTACAGTACGACGGAATGCTGTGGGCCACTTTCGAGGTGGATTTTGAGGGCTTCAACCCCCCGGCGATTGCACTTGTCAACCTTTTTGACCGTGACTTGCCTGTGGCGACCGACGAGGAAGTGAAAAGTACGGGCGAGTGCGTGTACGTCGAGCAAGAGGAACATGACCAGCGCGCGCGCACACAGCTCTCCATTCCACCGCGACACCCCGCTCCAGACGCGGTCCAGCTTCCGCGGATGGTCTCACGGTCGTCCAACCACAAGGGTGATGGACCAGTTGCCGTGCCAGACGCGTCCATCTTCTTCGCGTGCAACAGGCACCTCGCCTCCTCCGGTGTGGACACCACCCGTGGCAAAGCGTTGACGCTATCCACGTGTAACGCTCAGTTACAGCTGATTTTCTACGCCAATTCTACAACTGCTGACCTCTTCACCATCGTCGACAAGACCACAAATGTTGCCGGCATCGGCGGCTTCACCATCGTCACTGAGACGGGAACCAACAAGCATCAAGCC